AGAAGAAGATTCTTGGTGGTATTGCATCACAGTTAGGTGTTACTGATACAGACTTTATTGCTCGTTTGGTTGATTGGGGTGACATTATCCGCAAAACATTCTATGATGGTGGCATCGAAGAAATCATCAGCACTCGTAGATTGGTTCATATTGTTCGTGCTTACAGTATCTTTAACGATAAGGCAAAGGCAATTCAAGTTTGCATCAACCGTTTCGATGATGAGACAAAGCAAGCATTCCTTGAGTTGTATGATAAAGTAGATGCAGATTTCCAATTACCAACTGAAGAGGTATAATTGATGTATGAAAGTTTCGCACCATTTGGACCTCTAATTTATAGAGCAGATATAAGGGGAGAATTTAATGATTTTCTCCTCAAACATCTTGATACTATAAGAGAAGCTAAAGATGCTAGAGATATGTTGGTTGGAAATATAGATCAACAAAGGTATGGGCATTATCCACAAGAAGAGTTTATTTCTTATATTGATGATCATGTTTTAAATTATCTCAGAGAAAAATATCAAAGACAACTTAGGATAGATAGGAATATTTTTGCTAATAGCAAGAAACTATTAAATCCAGATGAACAAGAAATTCGTTATCACTTGGGGGAAGGACCTTGGGTTAATTTTTCTTGTAAAGGTGAGTTCAATCCAATGCACAACCATAGTGGTATAATGAGTGCAGTTGTTTTTATTGATATTCCAGATGAACTTGAAGAAGAAAGGGAAAGTTCCTCATTTTCTGCAAAGGCTGCTGGAACTTTAGATTTGATACATGGTCAACAGCATATTATTATTAAACCACAAACAGGAACTTTTTATCTTTTTCCAGCATATCTATGGCATTTAGTTTATCCTTATCATAGTGATGTTGAAAGAATATCTATGTCGTTCAACATATATGATTTGCACATGAATGATAAATTGTTAAAATCAGATGATTTCAAAAATTATTAAACTTGACTAAACACCCTTACTTTGATATAATACGATTATGAATGCTTGGGCTTTACTTTACGATGAACTTTATGGGGATGATAAGATGACCGAAGATAATAGAGTCACTCCACAAGAGAGTGATGAGTATGATCCAAAACCAAAATCTGATACTGAAGATACTGATTGGAATGATCCTATAATTGGTGTTGGTGATACTCTTAATATAGATGTTCCTAATTTTGATTATTCTACCTTTACTGTAGGGAACGATGATTATTTTGTAGGACTTTCAACAGCATCAGCAGATACTTCTTCCTATTGGGTTGATACTACTAATTTTGAATCTATTCATATAGATACTTCAAATTATCCTGGTGATGTAGTTACATTTGGTGGTGATGAAAGTCCTACACCTGGTATAGAAACAGACAATCCTAGAAAATATAATGAAGATAAATCTATCAAGGCTCTTCAGGATTATATCTCCACGACATATGGTGGACACTATACTTCCGAGCAAAACAACGTCCAGACACTTGATCTTATCGAATCGGTTGGCGATGCGGAATCTTTCTGCCGTTCTAATGCAATCAAGTATTTGAGTCGCTATGATAAGAAAGGACAAGCAAAACGTGATATACTAAAAGCACTACACTATTCACTCCTACTTTATCACTTCAGTGGGCAATTAAAAGAAACAACTACCCGTGGTTATGAAACTTTCTGAAAAGACCTTAACAGTTCTTAAGAACTTTGCTGGAATCAATAATTCAATTCTTGTAAAGGAAGGTAATCAACTTCGCACTATTTCTGTTGCTAAAAATATTCTAGCAGAAGCAAATATCGAAGAAGAATTTCCTAGACAATTTGGCGTATATGATTTAAATCAGTTCTTGAATGGATTGAGTTTGCATCAAGATCCTGATTTAGATTTTACTGAAGAATCTTATCTTAATATTCGTGAAGGTAAACGCAGAGTAAAATACTTCTTTGCAGATCCTCAAGTTATTATTTCTCCACCTGATAAGCAAATAACACTTCCATCTGAAGATGTTCACTTTCAGTTAGAGAGTAGTGCTTTGGACAAGTTGCTTAAAGCAGCAGCAGTATATCAATTACCAGATTTATGTGTTGTGGGTGAGGCAGGTGTAGTTAGACTTGTTGTTCGTGATAAGAAGAACGATACATCTAATAGTTATTCTGTTGGTGTAGGAGAAACTGATAAGGAATTTAGTTTCAACTTTAAGGTTGAGAATATTAAGATTATTCCTGGTTCTTATGATGTTGTAGTATCTTCTAAGTTACTCTCTGAGTTTACTAATAGTAATTACAACTTAAAGTATTATATTGCTTTAGAACCTGATTCTACTTTTGGGTAATGTTTGAAACTATTCCAGTATTCTCTATAGACATTCATAAAGTTTACGTGGAAGAGTGGTCTGAACATAAAGACCGTATACTTTCCTACATGACCGATGGATATGATGATAAAACTATTTCGTTTACTGATTACTTTACCTATATGAGTCAAGGTCAACATCCACCATATAGGAATGAATTTCTTGAATTAATAAGTAAATATGTGAAAGAATTTCTATCTCATATGGAGTCGCCTGTTAAGAAATTTGATTTCTCTCAAATAGAAGGTCCTTGGTGTCAGAAGTATAAATATGGCGATTATCATGCACCACATGATCATGGATCAATTGGATGGTCTTGTGTTTTATATGCTAAAATGAATCCAAAGGTTCATCATAGTACACAATTCTTTTCTCCTTTTCCTAATAATTTAGGGGTTAAAGAGAATAGGTTGCTTAGAGTGGATGAAGGAGATTTAGTAATATTTCCTGCAAGTCTTACACATATGGCTCCTCCACATTACAGCGAAACTGAAGACAGAATAATTATTTCGTTCAATTTAAATTCTAAAATTCCATAAATGAAAAATTGGGAAGTAACATACAGACTACCTACCACAGGAACCAAATATCACAAGGCTGTTGTGCAAGCAGATAACCAAGTTTATGCTGGTAAAATATTTGATGCACAATATCCTACTGCTAAAAGATGCGGTAACGCTAGGAGATTATGAGTATAGATTTGGTCTGGGTTCATGAACTTGAATCTCATAAAAAAATAAAACCAAAGATTTTAGATCTTATTGAAAAATATGAACAGGTTGGTACTTGCCCTGATCCAGTAACCAAAACTGATTTTTATGATGATACTAGACCAAATCAAAATCCTAATTATTTTCCTATTTTAGAACAAAATGCAGAACCATTATGGAAAGCAATTTGTGAAAAATATTGGGTAAAAGAATTTACCACTTCTGGTTGCTGGTTTCAACAATACACTAGTAATTCTTGGCACGGATGGCATTTACATGGAAATGCAAGTGTTTCTATGTCATATCTTTTAGAATTACCTGAAAGAAAATTTAGTACAGAATTTGTTGATATTGAAAGAAATACAACATTTCAGGTTGATGTTGAAGAAGGAGATGTTATAATATTTCCATCTTATGTAATACATCGCTCTCCTATTATTACAGATAGTAATGTTAGAAAAACTACTATTGCTATTAATTTAAATTTGAGTGCTGTTAATGTAGAAATGATTAATCCAATCGATCCTATTTTTGATAATGAGTGACTTTATTTGGGTAGAGAAGTATCGACCCCAGACAATTGATGAATGTATCCTTCCTGAAAATATTAAAAAGATGTTTCAGGATTTCTTATCTAAGGGTGAGATACCTAATATGCTTCTTTCGGGACCTCCTGGTATTGGAAAAACGACAGTGGCTAAAGCTTTATGTAATCAATTGGGGGCAGATTTTTATGTCATTAATGGATCGGATGAGGGGCGTTTTCTTGATACTGTTAGGAATAATGCCAAGAACTTTGCGTCTACGGTATCTCTCACGAGTGAGTCGAAACACAAGGTTATCATCATCGATGAAGCAGACAATACCACTCCCGACGTACAGCTCCTTCTCAGAGCGAGTATTGAGGAGTTCTCCAAAAACTGTAGATTCATCTTCACCTGTAACTATAAGAATAAGATCATCGAACCACTCCATAGTCGTTGTGCTGTCGTTGAGTTTTCAGTAAATGGAAAAGAAAAACAAGAAATTGCATCTAAGTTTTTTAAGCGAATTAATAATATATTAGAGCAAGAAAGAATAGAAGCAGATAAGAAAGTTCTAGCAGAACTTATTAATAAACATTTTCCAGATTGGAGAAGAGTTCTTAATGAGTGTCAGAGATACTCTGTTGGAGGTAAGATAGATAGTGGAATACTTGCTCACTTTAGTGATGTAAAGATTAATGACCTCACGAAGAACCTCAAGACTAAAAACTTTTCGGAAGTACGTAAATGGTGTGTCAATAACTTGGACAATGATCCTTCTGTTTTATTGCGTCGCCTCTACGATAGTCTTTACGAATCCCTTGTCCCTGCCTCTATTCCTGCTGCCGTTCTTGTTATTGCGAAGTACCAGTACCAAATAGCGTTTGTAGCAG